TTCCTGTTTTCTGCCCCTTCGATCGACCGCAAGCGCAAATCTTGCAATCGCCATTGGATCCTGTCCCTGTGTGTATCTCACCTGTGGATCCCGTGTTAAACGTCCCATCAAAATCACTTTGTTCATGTTTTTCTTCCTCCTGCTTTATGTATCCCACTGGAATTAATATTCTTCTTTCTCCTTTGTCTTCAACGTCGTATACTTCCCCTGTTGCAAGTACAATCTGTGTTTTGCTCATTCTCGCCTTTCTAACAGCCTTTCGGTCATCTGTTCATACAGCTTCTTGAATATATCTCTTTCCGTCCTTGTCTTGATCAGTTCTTCGTTTGTTTCCATCTGGACTTTCGTTTCCGTCTTTTTCTCCTCTGCTTTTTTCTCTTCTTTCTGATCAGCGACAACTGTTTTGTCCTTTGTCGCCCCCCCATCGCCTAAACCGATCGAGATCATCAGCCCTATGTCGATGTTCTGCATCTCCTGTGCTGTACACACTCCGATGTATTTCCCAATGCGTTCCACAGCGACTGTGTGGATCTGTTCACACAAAACAGTGCTGACGCGCCCTGTCGATCGAATCGTGCAATGTGTCGGAAGTTCATTCTTCGGCTGCGTTGTCAAATATACAACTTCCAATGTCTGACTATTTTTATTATTTTTATCATTACTGACGATCACGCCCGGTCTGTCTGCCTGCTGTTCGCTCCCTGTGTTGTATCCGCCCCGGCTTATATAATAGATTTCTCCTCTTTTTACATCATCTTTCAGAAGTGTTGTTATCTGCATCTTTCTTTTCCCCTTTCCTGTCCATATCTTTAATGCCCCGACCGATTGCCTTTACTGTAATTACGATCAGTCCCGCAAGAATCACTGCTGCCAGTATCATCACAAGCCAGATCAGCAACGATCCTGTTGCATTTATCATTCTTTCGATGTTCATCTGCATCATGATCCGATTTCCTCCTTATATTGTTCCTTCAGCATAATCATTCTTTCTTCCTGCTGCTTCTTGATTTTTTCATCTTTCATGATCAAACGCTGGATTGTCTGTGCCCTGCTCCTGATCTGTCTATGCAATTTGATCTGTCGTTCTACCTGCTGCCGTTTCTGAATCAGAAACTGCATTTCATGGTCTACAATCAGCACTGTGTATTTCTTTCCGCATTCCTGACAGGTAAAATAATGTTCTGTTACGTTGAAGCCCTCTGCCTGTCTTGCAATAACTCTCGTTTTCACATTTATGTGTTCAATTACAGATCCGCAGACATCGCAGACAACTTCTGATCCGTTTCTGTACGCTTCTTCATTGAATTTCTTTTCCATGCCGTTCTCCTTTCCTATGTCGCAGGCATCAGGACATCTTGACTGTTTTCCTGATCCGGTTGCGTGTGCGCGGGCATTACCCCGCACATACGCGCCATCATTGCAGCAATCGCTGTGTCAAATTCCGGTTCCAGCTTTTCGTACTGATCATCCGGCATCGTTTCCCATAACTTTGTCTGAATTTCTCTGATACCGATCATAGCATTCATCAATCTATCCTGTGTCAACAGCTTCTTCGCGCTGTATTTCTTTAATTCCGGTTTTACAAATTTGTTTTTATCTGCCATCAGTCTTCATCCTCCAAGTCAATCAGCCCCAATGCTTCCGCATCGTAGACATCCATAATCCCGATGACAGCATATCCTTCAATGATCGCACTGGATGTCTGTGCATCGTCGGCGCATGTGATGCATACACGCATCTGTTCACCTGTTGATCTTCCATCACGGAATGCAAGCAGTGTCAAAATGTCCTTTTCTCTGTATCCTGCCTGATCTTCTTTCACAATCATGTGGCGGATCTTTCCTTCTTTGATGTCTTTTAATAATTCCGCTGACACTCGCATCATCCGCGCTTTCTTTTCATCCGAAGGTAGGTTCTGCATCTTTTCTTCCTGCTCCATTTCAGTCAGCTTTTTCGCCGTTTTCCTGTCGATTGCCGCCTGTTCCTTGTCATATCGCTGTTCCGGCGTCTTTTCAGCTTCCGCCTTATCAACATAACGATCACAGTCCTGACATGTCCCTGTTTTCACGTTGCATTCTGAATATCGCTGGCATGAATAGCAAAGTGATGTGATGCTTTCCGGATGTGCCTGCTGCCATTCTTCTTCCTGCTCCTCTTCTGCTTCCTCCTGCTCCCATTCCTCCGGATCTTCCGGCAAATTCATCTGTCCCGGAATTTCTGCTTTCTCTGCTGCTTCTTCGATCTCTTTCTTTGCTTGTTTCACTTCTTTTAATGACAGCCCGCCTTCTTTGTACTTTTCCAGCAGTTCCATCTGCTTATCCTCTGCCATTCCGCTAATTTCATATGCTGCCGAGAAGGTCAGGCGACCTTCTTTCAGTTCTGCCGAAAATTCCGGAATCAAATGCTTGTTAATACTTTCAATCTGTGCAATCTTCGTTCCGGTCGTGTTCATGATTGAAGCGATCACATCACGCAGACGTCCGCTGTCCAGTTTGTACCCCTGAAGCGTCAATCCATTATCCTTCATGTACTGAAGCGATTCCTTCAGGCGTTTTTCCTCTTCCAACATGTCCACGATCGTCTTGTCACGATACGCATTCGCAATGATCAGCTGTACCATTTCTTCATTCTCTTCAGCTGCGCTTTTGATCTGGCATGTCACCGTTTCAAAATCTTCATATCCCTTTTCCAGTAACAAATTCAATGCGCGCCATCTTCTTTCCCCGGCGATGATCTTATATTCTCCGCGTTCACACGGCGCATATGCCACTGTCATATTCTCCATCAGACCAACCGCCAAGATCTCCTGTGCCAGCTGTTCAATTCCCGGCATCGAATAAAAATTTCTGTCATTGCTGTAAATCTTCCGGATGCTAATGTCCCGTGTCCGGAATCTTGCTTTCGGTTTCTCTTCTGCTGCTGCCTTGCTGTTTTTATTTAAGGCATCCATTACGCTCCATCCTGCTGCCATGTTTATTCCTCCTCTGCTTTCATCATGATCGTTATCTGTTCCAGCACCTTCCGGCTTGCGTTCTTCACATCCGCGTGTGAATCACTTCTGTCTTTTTCTATGTACTTCTGAATCAAACGCTTTGTCTTCTCCGGATCCAGAACGATCCTAAACTTCGCAATCGCTTCATCGAACCTTTTCTGTATCTGTTTATCCGTCATATTACTATCATCAATTTCACGAAAGATCGGTTCTGCTTCCGATTCGTCAATCTGATCAATAATGTCTGTGATCTCCTCTTGCAGATCCTGCATTTTCTTTTTCAGTTCGTCCGCCTGCTTTGCCCTGTCCTGAAGCTGGTTAAATGTCTTCAGGCTGATCGTTACCTGTCCATCAATTTCCATGTCTATCCCTCCATATCTTTCAGCAGCTCCGTCACAACGTTTCGATAGTCCTGCGTAACAATGCAATTTTTAGAAAACTTCGGAAGTGGCACGCGCTGCATGGTTGCCTTTTCCGCAATGATGGATCTTCTAACAGCCGTCACGAAGCAATCCTGTCCAGATGATTCTTTCAGCCACGCTTCCACCTGAAGGCTTGTCTGGTTCTTCTGCCGCATAGTCATTAAAATCTTCATGCGAATCCTGTTATTCAGGCTTCGCAGATCTTCCAGCTGTTCATCCATGTTTGCGATTGCTTCAATTTCAAATCCGCCGATCTTAACCGGAAGGATCACAAGATCTGTCGCCACCAGAACATTCGTCACGGTCATATCCAGCAGCAACCCACAATCAACTACGCAATAATCATATACATCCTGTACTTCCAGCATTGCAGCCGCAAAGCGAAGGATCTGATCTTCTTTTTCGTTCAGCAGCAGATTCATGTTAGTCCGCATTAAATACCCATTCGCTGTGATGATGTCAATATTGTGATACGGTGTTGTCTGGATCAGGTCTGTTGTCTTGTAAGATCCTCCGACGCTTCTGTGTCTTTCCAGTAATTCGGACATCCCGATCCCTTCCGGTTTGTATCTATCGTACAGCATTGATACATTGCCCTGCTGATCCGCATCGACCAGCAACACCTTCTTTCCCTGTTCTTCTCCCAGCAGGTAAGCGATCGAAGCCGCCGTCATTGTTTTGCCGATCCCGCCTTTCTGGTTCATAATTGCGATTGTTTTCATGATGTGTACCTCCTATTTCACAATTTTGAATTTTTTTCTGTTTCTTTTTGCCTGCTCCTCTGTGATGATATATTCATCACATTCCTGTTTCCATTTATCCGGATTCTTCGTATCTCCGTCATACCATCTGCACTCATCGCATACGAAGCAAGGTTCTTTTGCTTCTCCGGTGCAGTTGTCTATCGTTTCCACGCTGTTCGCACAGTGATTGCATATGCAGCCGCCGCAAGAAAAAGCGTAATCACTTCGCTTCATAGTATTCGTTATACTGGCAACGCTTGCACTTTCGATCCAGCTCCCCGTCATCTGGATTTCTGCATCCGGTACATTCTCCGCGGCTGCTGATCACTGCTTCCTTGAATCCGAATTTTTTCTGCCTTTGCGCCAGTTCGCAGTGCTTTCCTTGCCTGTTTGGATCTTTCTTCTACTCTTTGAAAATAATACATTTCACTTTCCCGTTCTTTCTAATCATCAGGTTCTGTTCTGACATTGTATCTTCTCTTTTTCCAGCATCAATTTTCTTCAGGTTGATATATTCTTGCAGCACCCGGATCGCTTCTTCTGCCCCATAGCAAACTGTGCAGTAATGTCCTGCTGCCGCCAGTGCCTTCAGCATTTTCTTCTGACTGTCTTCCAGTCTTCCGTTATCGTATTTCATTTCAATGTACAAACCGTTGTACATTCCCATCGGAACCGGAAGACACAGATCCGGAATCCCAGCTTTCACGCCCATCTGTTGCAGTTTCACCGCTTCTGCTTTGTTGCGGCTCCCCCCATTCGGGCAATGATGCAGCAGTTCCAGTTCCGGATGTGCGTTCTGGTTCCATCGCGCCCAGTCCATGACGCTCATTTGCTCTGTATCCTCGTTTCTTCTTGCGTATCTTCGATTCACTCTTCTTCCTCCTTGCATATGTTCCAATATTTGCAGAACAGGCAGCAGTGATGGCATTGCTGGATCCTGATCATACGGATCATGTGCTGGATCTTCTTTGCGATGCTCCTGATCATCTGCGTCCCTCCTCTGCTTTCTTTTTCTCTTCCTTCAGCTGTTGCGCTCGATCCATAATCTTCGTGTTGTATGTATACTTCACAACGCCCTGATCCCACAGATTCGCTTTTGCGCCCCGCTTCCCATAGTTATAAACTGCCAGTGTATAGTACGGAAGATCTTCATCTGATACTGTTCCACGAAGATCGTTCTGTATTTCTGACAGATAATTCACGCCAACCAACACATTCTGATATGGATTCTTCAAGTCATACGCTCCCACTTCTTCCATCCTTTGCATGTGCCATTTTTCCGATACCTGCATCAAACCGATTGACGTTCCATTGTCGCCTTCAGCGTCCCATCTGCATCTGGATTCCTGTTCGATCAATGCAAAAACCATTTCATAATCGACGCCATTCTGTTCACATACAATGTATGTGTATACCTGAATGATCGTCGGTAACTCTCCGCCTGCTGCCTTGCATTCTTCAGATATTTCATGATAATAAAATCCTGTCACTTGATCGCTCCCCCAGTCCTGCGACATTGTATTCCAGGGAAAATCATATGTACCATACAGACTTTTGCATCCATATACATCCGTCATGTCTGTCTGCTCCACTGGATCCTGCCGA